ACACCCCGGCGATGAGATTTGTGCCATCGGCATCGGAGGCGCAACAGTACCAGGATTTGTCCACGTCTCCAGCGGGCCGACATTCTGTCCACGTTGCGCCGCCGTCAGCGGATGTATAAAGCCTTCCGTTCCAAGTCCCGGCTATGAGATTCGTGCCGTCAGAGTCGGAGGCGCAACAGTACCACCCGGCGTTTACATCCCCCGCTGGTCGCGCTTCCGTCCACTCGATAACAGTCTCTTCCTCAAAACTATCATTCACCCCGAGGCCCGGCCCCACCGCTTCGATCTCCGTCCACTCTCCCTCGGACCCCTTCTCGGAAAGAAGAGTTCCAGAGACGATGCCGATGCTGGCCGTCTCATTCCCTCGCGCCCAGATCTTGTCATCGTCGATCTCGGCCGCAGGAGCACACTTGAAGTACCGGTTGTCCGTCTCACCCGTTGGGATCCAGAGGAGGTATATCTCCTCCCTCCTCATCTCGTCGGCCAGGGCCGCCGCCTTGGTCCTCATGTCGGCGGGAGTAGTGCCGATAACCTTGATCGAGAGAGGTACCTCCACTGACTCATGCTTTCCCGCGCCCACCACGTACCTCTGGCCGTCTCTCAAAGGACTGTCGTTATAAACCCCGCGTTTCACCGCAGGTCGAGGTCTGAAGGTGTCGAGCATGATGGCGTAGGTGGCCCCGTCGTTGATGTCCAGAAGGACACTGCCCGAGACACCGTCGGTCCGGTAGTACTCTTCGTCAATGAACTTCAAGGTTATCGTCATCTGATTCTCCTTGGGGCCATTCCCCCGGACAAGCGGCCGCGACGGAAGAGTTTGTTCACAGTGAGTTCCACCAGGCGGTCGGAGTCGTAGTCGGGGGAGACAGAGTGGAGGTGAATATCGCCGATGGACAGGCTGCCACCCGGCTGATATGTACCTGAGTTGATAGCGTTCATGAAGTCAAGGCCGTATTTCTGCACCGCCGCCTTGCGCTGCATATACTCGCCGCCTTCAGCAACTATGTTCACGTTGCCAAGACCCCTTATCAAACCTCCAACATGCTTCCACTCCGGTATGTACGGAATGTCCTTCAAGGGATTCAGGATGTTCATGCCCCGGATGGCAAGGTTGATGCCCTTGATCAATCCGTTAACCGCTTCTCTCACCACTCCGACTATTCCATCCCAAACGCCGCTCCATACTTCCGCGATACCATCCCAAATAGTCTTGACAACACTGACCAGAGGATCGATCACCGTATGCCACGCCAAGACCAGAGCATCCCAGACTCCAGTTACCACTCCCTTGATGCCGCCCCACACGGTGTTCCAGATCCCGGAGAGAGCATCCCAGATTCCCGTGACCAACGCCTTGAACGGTTGCCAGATGGTGTTGAAGATCGAGACGATGGCATTCCAGGCGTTCCTGAGTATGAGCTTAACCGTGTTCCAGGCCAGCTTCATCGCTTCCTTTACGACACGGAGCCACAATGTGAAGTAAGACTTGAGGCCGTTCCAGATCCCTTTGGCCACACTTACTATCACTCGCCAGATCCCGGTGATGATGGACTTGATCGAGTTCCACACTCCACGGAAAGCGTTGCGAACAGCATTGAGCATGGTCCTGAAGTAGAGCTTGATACCCTCCCAGATCACCTTCGCCAATCCGGTGATCGCGTTCCACGCAATGGCGAGAAGGTTCTTTATCGCGTTCCACGCCGCTTTGAAGATTCCCTTGATGGCATTCCAGACTCCGAGGAAGATGTTCTTGATGCCCTGCCACAACATCTTCCAGTCGCCGGTGAAGATGGCCTTGAAGACCTGGAAGATCCCCTTGATCACCTGGAACGCAGACTTGACAGTGTTCCAAATCAACTTGAAGGCGGTAACTATCACGTTCCAGATCTGCTTGCCGAACCGGTTCCAGATGGCCATGATGATCCTGACCGCCGTGGAGATGGTGTTGCGAATCCCATTGAAGACGCTGACGATGATCTCCCGGGTCCTTTTGAACGCGCCGCCGCCGGTCTGGAGCTTGTTGATGAACTGCGAGACCCACTTAACAGCAGAGATCAAACCCTTGACGGCCCAGTTGAGAGCGATGAAGAGGCCCTTGCCGAGGGGCTGGAGGATGACCTTCGCGTTGTTCCCAAGGATCTTCATCCGGTCGCCGAAAGTGAGCGTCTCATCTGCGGCCTTGTTGATGGTCTCCTTGGAACCAGCCAGAGACTTCTTCAGGTCATCAATCTCGAGACGTCCCTCGCGTATTGCGCCTGCCATATTGGAGGCAGCCTTAGCGCCGAAGTACTCACTGGCGATCACAATCGCCTCGGTTTCGGTCTTGGCCCCCTTTATGCTGCCTACCATCTCATCCCACGCCGCTCCCATGTCAGGAACGCCGCCCTTCGCAAGATTCACGGAGGAGCGGTTAAGCGAAGCGAGGAGCATGTCGAGGTTGACGCCCTCCTTCTCCCACTTGCCGACCATCGCAGCCGAGGACTCAAAGTCAAATCCCAACTGCCGGAGAGGGACGCCCGCCTTAGTGATCTTCTCGGAGAGCGTGCCGACACCGATGCCTGTGGACTGGGAGACTTTGTAAAGGTAATCGAGAGCGCCTCCCTGATCCTTCGTGGCGATAGACCAGTCGCCGAATGCGCGAGTGGTCTGCTGGATCAGGGCGTTCACGTCCTCGCCGGTGACGCGGCTGAGGTTGAGCATCTGCTCGGTGAGATCTTCGAGGGGCTTGCCGGTGAGACCGAGGCGGGTGTTCATGTCCGCGATCGCGCTACCTACGGTCGCGAAGTTCTGCGGGACATCCTTGCCGACGTTCTTCATCGAGCCGGTAAGGTCTTTGAGGGCTTCGCCGGTAGCGCCTGTGCCCTGGCGGATCGCTCGCGTGCCGGCACCGATATCCTTGGCGGCGTCGACGGCAAACTTGCCGATGAACACCGCGGCCGCGCCGATACCTGCGGCGATCATGGTCCCGACGTTCGAGAACATGCTAGTGAGCCTGGCCGAGAGCCCTCCGATCGGACCCATGGCCCCGCTGAGCGCCGCGGTGTCCGCTCCTACTGCAACTGTGAGGCGTTCGACTTCGTTACCCATCGTTGATGTTCACCGTTCCGCCGCAGATGTCGTTGATGGCCGTAATGACCAGAAGCATGTCCTCGATTGGCATATCCCGGCAGGGGAGCTCGAGCATAAGGAAATCCTCCACGCGATAGGGACGTGGGCGCTTTTTCGGGTCGCGGTTGGCATTGGCAAGGAGACAGATAAGCCGCGCGTCCCGCACGTCCTCGAGGCGCGCCAGGGCGAGGTACTGCTCCACGAGTGCGTCATACTCTACCGGCGCGAGGTCCCAGAACGCAGCCTCGCTCAGGCCGAGGCAGATTCGTCCGAAGCTCCAGAGCTCGAGCCAGTTGGGCTCGCCGGCGCTTTTGGGCCGCCGCCTGCCTCCGGAGTAGAGGCCCCGATTAGGGTCAGGAGTTTCTCCGTATACTCCTCGAGGTTCGCCACATGGAACAGGTCATCGGCCTGCTCCTGGGTGAGCTCTTTGTCCTCCACTCGCAACGTGAGATAGAGAAGCACGGTCACCTCGTCGAACGTCATGTTTTCGTCGATGTCGGTGATGGACTTCCCTGTGTGCTCCTTGAACTTCTTCGCCACGCCGAAGGTGAACTGCATCTTGCGTGGCTTGTCTAGCATGATCTCGACAAAGGGTGCTGCTTCTCCCATGTGTGAATCCTCCTTTTATGCAGCCCTGGTCAGATGCACCGTGTAGGTCTTGGCCGTCTTGCCGGTCTCCTTGACCTGGATCGTGGCAGTGGTTATCGAACCTGCCGCGCCCAGGGTAATCGCGCTTGACGCGTTGCCGCTCGCGACGACCTGCGATGCGCCGTTGGCGGTGATGGTGATGACACCCGCCGAAGCTGTCGGGGTTATGGTGACCGATGAGACGCCGGTGACGATGTCCGCCACGTACGTGTAGACACTGCCAGATGCGGCCGGGACCAGCAGCGTACCCGCGCCGGAGACCGAGAAGAACGGTGTGGTCAGGCCCGTCGACGCCGTGATGTTGAGCGTTGGCTGGCCGGATATCTCTACCTCGGCTTCCCAGGTAAGCTTGCCGTCCACTGGCATCGAGCCGATCTTGAAGTGCGTCACCAGGGCTGAGAATTGCCAGCTTGCGCCGACCGCCGACGGAAAGACGATCTCGAAGTTCTGGAGGGTCTTCGCCTCCATGTCGGTTTTCATGCCGATCTGACCAAGGGTGTTCCCGGGGAGGAAATTGCCCTCGAGGGAAACGCTTCCACCCTCGAGGACGGTGCCGATCTTCTCCCTGTAGCCACCCGGCGACTCGTGGCTGGTCACGTCCTCGGTCTCCAGGGTGAGGTCTATGTCCCCGACGCTGGTCAGCTCGCCGATGGCGTTACCGTTGCGAAGGAACTGGACCCCGAATGCCGCTTTTGCTTCCGTAACCATATCTGCCTCCTTGCACTAAAAAACCGCCCCTGTAGGCGGTTCTGCCGTCGCTGGCCTCCTGTCGGAGTCAGCCTCCCTTGAATTTCTCCTTGATAGCTTCCACGATCCGGTCCTTATTCTCGATCAGGGCAGGCCGCAAATAGGGCCAGGCGGCCATCTTCTTCGTGCCCAGCTCGCCGAAATAACCGTGGAACGCTTTCGGGCCCACAGCTACAAAGCAGCGGCCCGCGCCCTTCTCGACCGTGCGATGGTCGATGGACTCGGCAAGCTCGCCCGACTTCTTGCGGACTCGCGATTTCGCCTCCTCTTCAACTATCATCGCCCCGGCTGTCGCCGCTTCTTCGAGGCGGTCCTCATATCCATCCATGCGCCTCTGCAAAGATGCCACGAGAGCGGGCACGCCTTGCAGCGAACACCAATTGCTGCCGCTCATCTTCTACTCCGTGTGCCAGAACTTCACGGTCACCACGACGCAGGCTTCCCGCGAGTCAGGGTTGTCCGGATCTTCATGGTCCAGGTCAAACCCTCCAGTCACGAGCGCGACCTGCACTTCCTCGCCGGCGATTGTGCCCTCGTAGCAATCGAGGGCGTCACCCGCAGCCTTCGCCAGGGCGCTCGCCGCGGTGTAGTTCGCCCCCCAGCAGCGCACGTCGAAATAGCGCTCGCCCAGATGCGAGGGGCCAGAATGAGACTTGTGCCGTCTCCTGGCGAAACCCTGGTAAGCGATGGCCGGCAACTCCGTATCCTGTGGCAGGCTGTTCGGATAGATGCGGTCATCAACCATCCCAGCCACAGCGCTGTCAGCCTCGAGGATTGCGACCAGGGCGTCCTCTATCACAGCGCCTCCTGACAGACCAGCACAAGCTCCCGATCCCGTTCGTCCTTGTTGACGATGCTCTCGATGTTGAAGACGCGAGTGCCGAAGAGCACACGCATGGAGGTGTCGAGTCCGGGGCGGTAGCGGGTGGTTATCAGGTGAGAGGCCGCTGCCTTGAGCATGTCCTCCGAGACGTATTCCTTCCCGCCGGTCGGCGCTACGGACGCCCAGACTGTCGTGACGGTTACCCATGTGCGCGTGATCTCCCCGTCGGATCCCCTTGTCTCGGCGCTTGCCTGCAGGCTAACCCGGTGCCTCAAGAGCCCCGCCCTCATGACTGCCTCAAGTCCCTGTATGGAGTGAGCAATGCCTCTACGGTGAACGGTAGCTCGGCCATTATCGTGCCTACCAGGACAGGTTCCCGGTGCTCATACATGTGCGCTGCCAAGAGGAGTATCGCCTGGCGTATCGGCTCTGGCACGTCGGCCGCCGCGTCTCCGTAGCCCGCCACGAACTCGACGACTACCCCGGCGATCGGGCGCAGCGTCGTTGCCGGCCAGATCTGGGAATATTTCAGACCGATCCGGCCGCCGTATGTGTCGACGAAGTACACCGACATGTCGAGCGTCGCCGCTGTGTCGTCTGTGTCGTAGTATGTGATGCTCGTGACTGACTGCACCGGCCCCCGGAACAGCGTGAACGGGTCGCCCGGCCACTTGTCGAGTACGCACTCCCAGGTCTGCGTGATGAGCGATCGCTGCAGGTACTCCTCCGCGCTCTTTCGCGCGACCGTAGTGAGCGTCTCGAGCATCGTCTCTTCCTGGGTGACGCTCATGCTCTTGACCACCGAGACGCCGAACTCGCAGGCCGCGGTTCCGACGGTCGCTACGGCACGGACATACCTGCGGGTGCCGGTATAGGCGAGCTCGTAGGTGGTGTTGTCGTTTGCCTCGGTGACGGCCGAGTACGCGCCTCCAGAGACGTCGGCCCAGGAGGTCCCGTTATCCGAGTGCTGCAGCTTGACGTTCACGGTGCCGCCTGTGCCGCAGGCCCCCGCCTCCAGTACCACCACCGCCTCGTATCCGAGGACGTCGACGGCGTTCCCCTGCAGGCTGTAGCCGGCGGCTATGACGTGAGAGCCGGGAGCTATCGACTGCTCAGAGGACACCGCGTCAGCGAACGTAGCAGCGTCCAGCCGCAGGTGGTCCTTGACCTCTGCCAGCGTGATTGGTTCGATTGCCGGCGCTGTCTTTAACGCGTACACTTATCGCTCCTCCGGGGCCGCCTCCGCGACCGCCTCTTCGACTTCCTGCCCGGCACGCTTGCTCTTTGCTCGCTCCGCCTTCTTCTTCTTGGGTGCGGCGGCTTTCGGCTCCGTCTGGTCATCGGCCGCTCTCGCGACCCCGGACTCTATGAGCTCGGCTGCCTTCTCGGAAGGCATGGCCAGCACCTGGCCAGCGGATAGACCACTTTCGTCGGCCAGCATCTCGATCATCATGTCGCGTTCACCTCCTCAGCGGATGTAGAGGTAGAGCACGCCTGTGTTCGCCGCGCCGGCGCCTGCTACGGAAACGGCCAGCTTACAACCGGCGGCGCCCGCCATTGAGGCCTCCAGGACGTTCTCCGTGTTAGCCGTGTCACGGTTCAGCAGGGCGCCCAAAGCGACGTCCACAGAGTCTGAATCGAGCACGGTGATGTCGTATAATGCCGTCGGAGCTTCAGCCCCGGAGCCCGGAATGGTAACGGCGCCGATCAGTCGCCCGCTATAAGCATGAGTCGTGCTACCGGACGCCGTGCCTTCGTCATCGCCGGTTCCCGACGTCCAGGCACACTTGATCTTCTTCACCGAGGCAAACGTGGTCTCGGTGATGGTCATTGTTCCTGCGGCCATGGTCAGCCTCCTACGAATTTCACGTACAGTGTGTAGTGGTCGTCGGTTAACATTTTGCGTTCGTCGAGTGCCGTAAGCTGCTCGCGGATTATCTCGGCCGCCTTCTCGCCCATGGAGATCTCCCTGGGCTTATCGGCCTCTGAGAGCCAGAAAGCCTGGCCACCCTCGACGCGCAGCTGTAGCGACTTGTGTTCCTCCTCCGTAAACGAAAGAGCTTCCTTCATCTCGCGCACGATTTTGAGCGTGGTGAAGTCGCCCTGGAACTGAGCGAGCACGTTGAGCAGCGTAATCCTCTCGAAGACGGTGAGCTCCACGTAGACCACCACTTACGCATCCGACTTGACCAGGATGGAGTAGGCTACCCCTCCCAGCAGCACCTTGAGGTACTTGGAGGTAGCGCCCCCGGCCCCCGAATCGGCTATGCACCCGGTCGATGCATCGAGCGCTAGGTAAGCATCCCAGGTCCCGGCAACCGGGTTCGGCACGTGCATCACTACAGCCTTCCCCGTGTGAGTGCCTCCGAGGTCGTTCGAGCAGGCCATGAACGCCGAGGCGTAGTTGCTCGCCGCTATGGTCGCCCCGGAGGGCACGTCGACCATGCCACGCACGCCGGCGCAGCTGGAGACAGACGCCCCGGAGACCTCGACGTAGCCGCGGACCCCGGAGAGGTAGCCGGTGGATGCCACGTTGGCTACCACCTTGCACTGGCCCAGGAGGCCCTGTACGGAGATGTCGCCGCTTGCTATCGCCTTAGCGAGCAGCACCCGCGAGCGCACCGTCTGGTAGGAGCCTGCGGTGAGCGCGGCCGCGCCATCGTCGGCGCAGATGTCCAGAGCTTTCGTGCGGCTCGAGGACAGCGCCATATTTGCAGCGTTCGCGGTGGACGAGGAGAACTCGCCTATGCAGACCGAGCCGCTGGACTGGCCGGAGTAGAAGATGAGGCTCCCGCTCGACCACTTCGATTTCACGTTGGTTACTGGCATACCATACTCCCTTCGAGTTGACGCGGTGGTTCCGCGATAGGGTGGACGGAGGGCCGCCCGGAGGCGGCCCTCCTGTCAGTCTGGACTGGTTGATTTACGCTATGGCCGTTGCGCTCTGGTCTCCTCGATACCTCGCGCCGGAGAGTACCGCCACTGCCGACACAAGCGTCGCCCCGCCGGGGGCGGACCACTTGAGCTCGATGCAGGGATACCCTTCCGAGAGCTCGGCGGCGTCGATCTCTATCACGTAAGTGATGTTGTCGTTCGCCGAGACGTCGATCCCGGTGGCCGCCTCGGCCAGTGTCCGGGCGCCGAGCGTATCACCTGCTGCGGTGGTCTCCGCGTAGTAGTAGAAATCGATCGCGGTGTCGTTGGTCGGGGTGAAGTCGTCACACTCCTCGATCGTGATGTTGCCGGCGTCAGCGTTGGTCGACCCCGCCGTGACGATGATCGTGGCGTGCGCATAGTTCTCCATCGAGAAGATGTCAGCGACGGTCGCCCCGCTAATCGACTGCGGAGGGAGGATGTTTACGACGTGGCACTCCTCGGCGACATTGATTCCCTTGGCTCCCATATCACTTTCCTCCCTTCGTTTATGACCTGGTCGCGAGAGCGACGAACGGACTGATGGTAGCGGACCCCTTGTACGGGGTGACAGCCGACTTGGGCAGCGGCTGCCCGTTGTTGCGCATGGTGAAGCGCAGCGTGTTCTCCCCGTAGAGGAACCTGACGTGTATCGAATTCGCGGTCTGCAGGCCGCCCTTCTCGATCAGCAGGTACTGCTTGAAGTCGGCGAAGATGATATCGCCGACCGTCCCCAGCGCCTCGCACTGCTCGATCGGTTTTATCGGCCTACCCAGGAGCGAGCCGAACGGCGCGTTAGCGAGGGTCCCGCCGGGTATGAACACCGGGATGCCGCCGGTGCCTACCGCGTGGTACAGTCCGAAGAGCTGCAGCCAGCACTCCTGGTTGATGTACCACTCGCAGCGCGCAAGGCTGCGTGCCGGTACCCGTGAGTACATCTTCTCGATGTTCTCTGCGAGGATCGTCGCAGCCGCCTGGCCGGTCTCCTTGGAGACGCTCACCAGGCATGCCGCATTGAGGATGCCCAGCATCTGGCCGGCACCTGTACCGCGCACTATCTCGTCGTCCAGCCGGAAGCCGAACTCCTCGGCGAACGCCTCCCTGCAGACCGCCTCGAGCGCGGTGACGTCCTCGAGGACCTCGTCAGTCAGATAGCAGATGCCCATGAGCTTCTCGAGCGAGAGCTCTATCTGGCGGAACTTCGGCTTCTTGGCGGTCACGGTGTCTGCCTCGTTGGCGCGGTAGACCTGGACTCCGCCCAGGCGCGAGCCGGTCGCGCGCGACGACTCATCGACCGCGTTCATGACGAGCTTGTTGGAAGGCGCGCTTATCGGGACCTTCCTGCAGCGGTTCGGCAGGACGCCGGTCTCGTAAGCGTCCTTGTAGAGTTCGGCCGAGAAGTCGGCCTGCACCAGGAAACCGCCGTCTGAGGGCACCGCCTCGGAGAGACCGGAAGCGGCCCTCTCCTCGATCAGACGGTCGTCCATGGTCCCGCCGGGCATGCCGGCCCTGACCACTGCCTGCAGCTGCTCGCCAAAGGTCTCGAAACGCTTCTCCGGCTCGGAGCCGGGGTCCTCATCGGGCGGGACCGCCGTGTCGCGTACGCCCAGGGCGCGGGCACGCTCCTCGGTGGAGATGTCCCTCTTGCAGGCGTCGAGATCGTCCAGGAGGCCGTCGAGCTTCGCGCACTCGTCCACGGAGCGGTCCTCCTTGTCTATGAGCTCGCGCACCTCCTCCTGGAGCCTCAGCTCCTCCCTTCTCAATTCAATGAGCTTATCCATTGTGCTCCTTTCGCCCCACGTAAAAAGCCGCACATTCGGCGGCTCGCGCGGGTTCTGTCTTCGGTTGCGTTAGCTACAAACGGAGTATCGCTTCCGCACGCGTGCGCTGTTTGTCCTTCCGCGCTTGCAGAAGTCGCGCAGCGTCGTCTAAGTGCGTTGGCTCATCAGACGGGAGCTTTCTCCGTAATACCTCGATCGAATGCTCTATTGTCCGAACGTCAGCCTCCGTGGGCCTCTCTTTCGCCAGAGCCTGCGAGAGTGAGTCGACGTCTATGCCGACGCTGACCAGGGCTGACCTGACCGCGATCTCTGTGCCCTCATAAGCCTCGAAGGTCACCGGGCCCAAATCGAAGACACGGGCCTTGATGACCTCGCGCTTCTCGCCGTCTTCGTCAGTCTCCCAGCGATCCTCAGTCGCCATGAAGCTGAATGAGCTTCCCTCCGTGTCACCCCTCTGTATCGACTCAACCAGCGTCGGCAGCCAGTAGGCGCGCTTGGGCGGATCGACGATGTACTTGAGCCCTTTCTTGTCCTCGAGGAGCTCGAGCGTCGGAGGGTTCGCCCGGTTGCTGCCCAGGAGGAACATGCGGTCGTGGTTCCAGAGAGCCTTGATCTTGTCCTTCTCGATGGTCTCGGTGAAGGCACCCGGGAGGACCATCTCGCGGAACGAATCGCCGATCCACGTCCAGCTGTTGAAGAGCGCCCCGTAGCCTGATATCGAGCTCAGCTCGCCGTCGCGCTCTTCCACGCGCATCTCCATGGGCGGTATGCTGCGCGTTTCAATCCCCCTGTTGACCGTGCGGCCGCTGCCGCCCCGCTTCTCCCCGCCGGGCTCGAGAGCGCGGAAGGAATCCTTATGCTCCTCGTACCAATCCTTGGCGTCCTCGACCTTCTCGAACTTCTCCTTCGAGAACAGGACCGACTGCGTCTTCATCGGCTTGTCCGCGAGCTCGCCTTCGTCGGCCTTGAGCTTGCCCATGACGGCCTTCACGCCCTCGGTTATTTCGACGGTCTTGAAGGTCTCCTCATGGAACAGCTCGGGCTCGCGTATCCTGTGCCGCCAGTAATCGTCCGTTTCGTCCCAGGGCATTTCGCATACCTCCTGTTCAATCCTTCACTGCGGCAACCATGCACTCGCAGCCATTCCAGAGCGGCGGGGTAGTCACGTTCCACGAAGGCGTGAAAACGTCGCTCGAGCGGCCCTCGTATTCAATCTCGCTGTCCCTGTCCACGAATGTCGAGCCCTCGCAACGGCTGCCGAGATCGATCACCATCTCGTCGAGCTGCTTGCAGTACCTGTTGCCGTCGAGTTCTACCCACTCGAGCCGGCGTACCTCATTGGTGAAATAGGTTGCCTTGCTGATGAGCCCTGTGGTCCGAACCGTCTCCCAGGTGGTGAGTGCGGCGGGCACCGTCTCCGGCCAGTCCTCGAGCTCTTCGACCATCAGGTCATACAGCAAGTCATCAGCTGCGCGGCCTTCTTTGGTGAGGGCTGCCACGAGCGTGTTATAGGCACCGTTGCAGTGGCGCTCGGCGACGCGCTCGATGTGATAGTCCAGGCACTCGTTGAGTGCCCTGGTCATTCCGGCGAATCCGCCAGCCTCGGTCGCGGCTTGCGCCTGCACAGCCTCGGCGAGAGAGGCAAACGCGGGCTCCATGAACTCGCGGAACATGGCGCGGTGAGCCTCATAGTATTCTCGGGCGAACGAGCGGAAGCTCATCGGGTCCTGTCGCTTTGCTTCAGACAGGAGCTTTCTAACTTCCCGTTTCACCATGCGCCCGGCGGCATCGTTGAAGACCTTGCGGAACGAGCGGGCTATCAAGAGGCGCTTCTCCGCGCCGGCTTTCCGGCTCGCTCGGCTGCTCCTGTTGCCAACCGGGCCGTAAACCGGCACCAGCTGAGGCAGCACTGTTCTCCCGCCCTCCGGCTGCTGCGGACTGCCAACCACCGTCATGTTCGTCGGGCTCAGATAGGTCTGGCCCTCGCCGTCCGGTAGCGGGTTCCTGTTCTCGAGCTCGCGCCATTCGTCCGCGCTGAGCGCACCCCATGAGCGCTGTATCGCGAGGGCCTCGGCTCGAGACTTCGAGTCGCCACGGAGCAGGGCGTCGATAAGATGCTCGGCGTAGTACTCCTGCCGCTCCCTGGTATCCAGCAGCTTCAGCGCGACCGTCTGCTCCCAGCGGATGGCCCAGGGGCGGATCGTGTCGATTGTATACTCGACCCCCTGGTGCTCGATGTTCGAGTACGTCGCGTCGGAAAGGTCCGCTATCTTGTGAGGCTTCATGCGGAAGATCGCGCAGATCTGCGTCCGCTGGAACTTGCGCGTCTCGAGGAACTGGATATCCTCGGGCGGGAAGCCGACTGTCTTGATCTCAAGCCCTTCCTCGAGGATCGCCAGGCGCTGCGCGTTGTCGAGGCCGAGGTGCTTCTCCTCCCAGGACTTGCGGAAGTTCTCCTGGGCGTCCGGCGACATCTCACTTGGATGCGAGAAATACATGCCGGGGCGAGCGTTGTTCGCGAAAGTCTTCGACCCGAACTTCTCGGCCGCCATAGCCAAGCCGATGGCGCCGCGTGCCTTGGCGATCGGGGAATATCCGTAGAGCCCGTTGAACCCGAAGGCTGGTATGTGGAACACCCTGCCGGCGTCGAGCACGACATCCTTGCCGCCCGGTAACCTGATCTTGTACTTGAGCCGCTTCGCCGCGTCACGGAAAGGTATCGTGCGATCGGGACGGAGCGGCCAGAGACCTATAACCCGCAGGTGATCGTCGAGCTGGATCTCCGCGTAGGCATTGCCCCACGTGTTCAGGTGGCCGGTCAAAGTCTCCCTGAAAGTCATCGCCGTCATCTCTGGGTTCGGCGCGTCGTGAAGGATCGAGTACAGCGGGTGATCGCTCGCACGCTCCCGTCCCTTGTCACCGAGCCGGCGATACAGGACAAAAGGCAGCGAGCCGACGTCCTCGGAAATGACCCGCACGCAAGCGAACACGTCCGGGTAGTCAAGCGCATTGCTCTCGTTGACTTGCACGCCTGCCTGGGTTTCCGGCGGATACACGGCCAGGTCCATGTCGCGGTCCATGTCGGCGAGACTGTACCTGCGCTCGATCAGGTCCATCAGGAATCCCATTACCGCACCCCGAGGAATATAACGCCGGCACCGACCGCGATAAACGCCGCCGGCACGTAGATCATCGCGAGCCCAGCCGCGAGGCAGGCGATCCCTGCAAGAACCACCGCGTCCCTGACGCCGAACAGTCTACGCCGCTCCTTCGGGACCTTCTTCTCCATCCGGGGAACCTCCTACGGCGATAACGCCCCTCTTCTCGTAGACGCTCGGCTTTTTCCGCATCGCCATCGCACCGTCGAGCGCCATAACCAGAGCGACCATCCCGTCGATCTTCTCAGTTGATTTCTCTTTGTCGGGCTTGATGTTGCCGGCCGCGTCCATCCTCGCAACCAGGTTGTCGGCCATCCATCGCAATACCGGGTTACCGCCGTGCTCGAGCTGGCGGGAAAGCACCAGCTTCTCGAGCTCCTTCATGGGAGCGTTCATCGAGGCGAATCCCTGGCCCATCTGCGCCATCTGGAAGCCCTCGCCCTCGAGCGCGGTGGATATCTCGGTTGCGCCCCAGCGGTCGAAGCTGATCTCCATGACCCGGTAGCGCTTGGCCAGCTCGCGGATCTCGGCCTTGATGAACTCGTAGTCGATGACGTTGCCCGGCGTCGCCTTGATGAAACCGGCCCGCACCCAATGATCGTAGGGCACCCGGTCCTTCTCGACACGCTTCTGCATGTTGTCTTCCGGGATCCAGAACCGCGAAATGACCTTCCGCTGTCCATCCTCCATTGGGAAGACCAGCTCGAAAGCGCTGACGTCGATGTTGCTCGAGAGGTCGAGGCCCCCGTAACAGAAGCGGCCGAGCAGCTCCTGCTCAAGCACCTGGCCGGCGGAGGCATCCCAGTCAGCCAAGTTGAGGAAGCGCGACTCGGCCTGCGTCCACTGGCAAAGGCGGTAACGCCGGAAAGCGTTGATGCGCGTCGGCGTCTCAATCGCCGCCTTGTGGTGCTCCCGGATCCGCTTCATGTCCAGGATATGCCCAAGCGCCGGGTTGACTTTGCGCCAGTTCTTCGAGCTCTCCCAGTCCGCGTCATCAGGGAGGGAAAAGACCATCGCGAAGAAGCGCGGATCATCTATGAGCCCCTTGGCGATCTTTTCCGCGTGCTCGTGGAGCTCCCAGCAAACGGTTTTCCTATCGAAGCCCGCCGTCGTGATCGCGACAAAGAGAGGCTGCGTGCGCGCGTCCCCGGAACCCTCGGTCAGAACCTCCCAGAACTTGCGGTCCTCGAGGGCATGAAGCTCGTCGAACACCAGGCCGTGAATGTTGAAACCGTGTTTGCTCTTAGCGTCGGCCGAGATCGCCCGGTAGAACGATCCCGTCTTCGGCACGTAGATCGTATAGCGGCTGTCGACGATCTTACAGCGCTTCTCGAGGGCCGACGATTGCCGCACCATCCGGGCAGCAATCCGGAAGGCGATCGCGGCCTGATCCCGCTCGGTCGCCGCGGAGTAGATCTGCGCGCCTTCCTCGCCGTCGTTGAACAACAGGTCCAATGCGATAGCCGCGGCCAGTGGAGTTTTGCCGTTCTTCTTCGGGATCTCGAAGTAAGCCTGGCGGTACTGACGGTAACCGTCTTCATCGAGCGTGCCAAAGATCGTGGAGATAGCCTTGCGCTGCCAGGGCATCAGCTCGAAAGGCCTGCCGGCCCAGCGGCCCTCGGTGAGCTTCAGGTTGCTGATGAACCGCAGGTGCCGTTCCGCGGTCTTGCGGCTGAACATGGGTTACCTCCCGGACAGGAGATCCTCCATGTCGTCGTCAGAGTCATCGCCAGTGACACTCATGCGGCTGCGAGCCGACGGCGTCATGCCAAACTCGGCGCACCATGCGCGGATCTCCTTGATCGCCTGGTTGGCTATGCCGACAGCCGGTATCTGCTGGATATAGCCTTTCGGCGTAACGAAGCAGGAGGGCGGGACCTCCGAGTCTGGGGCCCTCTCGGCGTTATGTTCCGCGATTGCCTTCTCGGCCTGCACCCACCTGGAGTATGCCATGCAGTAGCATGCGAAGGCGGGGCCGTCGGCCTCGGTGAGAAGTCCGAGGCGTTCGAGGACCGGTGCCATGCGGCGCCATTCGCGGCGGGCTACCGCGTCCAGGTGAACCGGTGCTTTCGGCGCTATCGGCCTCGGCTTTGGCTCATTCTTGTTGGGCGGTCTCTTCCCTGGATCGCCGTCAACAACTTTCAAATGAGACGGCTTTGGCTTTCTACCTGGGGCAGCCATCTCTACCCCCCTCGTCTATATCGCGGCCTCTAAAGCGAACCTACCCCCCCGGTCTTTGCGTCTTTTGTTCTCGTGATTCGCGCCCCCCTACCCCCCGCTTGGCCGCATGGCATCGAACGCAAAGACTCTCAAGGTTTTCAGAACTATTATTTCGATTGTTGCCGTCCTTGTGGTGCACTTGTCTTGCTACTTCGACTGCTCCGCTAGCCTTGCACTCCTCGCATAGCGGGTCGCGTGCCAGCTTCCGCGCTCTCACTCGTTGCCAGTCAGACCCGTATCCTCTCTCGGTGCTCGAGCCGCGCCTCTCGTCCTCTTTTTCTCGGCTTGCTCGTCTGTGCTCTTCGCACCGAGACTCGCCCGACAGGTTCGGACAGCCCGGCCAGGTGCACCGCTTCAATGCCCTTCGTGGCACACGTCTCAACCTTCTCGCTGGGTTACGGCAGCAACTGCTGCCCACGCCTGCTCGACTCTGTCTTCAAGATGATACCGCCGGGCGAAGGAATCACGCCCCAGCGCATGAGCCTCCGCATGGTGAACAAGGCACAGATAGATCTCATTCTCCCGTACCAGCGCGGCTCTCCCATGAGCTCCCCTGGTGTAGATGTGGTGCGGTGTCTTCATCGCACGGTTCGGGCACAGCTCGCAACGTTGCATGATCTCCTTGGTAGCGGGGGCCGGATTCGAACCGACGACTTCCTGGGTATGGGCCAGGCGAGCTAACCACTGCTCTACCCCGCAGCGGATATAGGAAAACCCCGTCACTCGGGGCGCTGTGTTCAGGCGGGCTTGTAGCCCGCCAGGCGGATCGCATCGGGTGAGATGCGCGGCGGCCGGGAGGTACCGGCCAGGGGAAACTAGACTGCCTTCAATTTGTTCATCACGTTATGGAACGCATGACTCGCCACGTGACATTCATGGCAAAGTGTTATACCGTTGCGGACTTTCATCTTGTGCTGAGGGTGTGTAGCGACAGGATAAATGTGATGCGCCTCCAGCTTCTCGAAGACGGTACTGCCGCAGGATTGGCATGTGTGGTTGTCCCTCTTGAGAACGGCTGTCCGCCAGTCCCTGAGAGGTGCATCAAACTGCTTCGACTGCGGCGAAGGATGCCTCTCCCAATCCATCCACTTCTTGTTGCCACCATATGGATTGTCCATGTTGGCTCCTTAACAAAAGGGGGATAAAGAAGAAAGCCCCTGGCTTCCGGGGCTTCATTGCAGACTTCTTAGACTGGCATAAGTATTGTCAAGTCTCGACTATTTGTCAAGACTTTCTTACTCCCCGCCTCCTCCGCTCGTACTCCTCGAGGTTCTGCAACTGCTCCTCGGTAACGGGCTCTGCAGGCGACCTGTCCCACGCCTTTCTGTGGTATCTGCCCGTTATGACATCAATCGCCCGGGCCTGCGTGTTCGCCTCCCTCTTCAACCTCTGGAGTTCTTCGTGGGCCCAGGGATTCGCTATTTCTATCCCACCTTCAACCATGCCGTGCTTCTGACCGCCCGCCGGGACTACCGCGCTTCCCCCGCTCTCGTATCCCTTGTAAGCGATGGAAAGCAACATGCCCGCCACGGCTTCGAGTTTGCGGATGCTATCGTGCAGTTCCTGCAACAGCAGACAGCCTCACTCCTCCCGTATCTCTTCCCACTTCAACTGCCCCTGCTCCTTAACCTTCGCAAATGCTTCCTTGTCGCGGGTGAGAGCCCACACGATGACAGCGGCCATGTGGATGATGAGGCGGGCAAGGGCGTTGAACTCCTGGCGGCTCATGCTTTCTCCAGATACAACACCGTGAATGGTTCCCTGCCCAGCCTGTGTCCGTAGAAAATACGCATCTCTTCCTCGAACTCCTCCCAGGTTTCGAAGCCTGCTTGGAGAGGACACCAGGCGCGGGCTGCCGCAAACGTCGGGTAGAGCATCATCAGCGAGACACGCCGCTCAAGCATCTTGCCGGTTCTTTCGTTCACCAGGCGAAGAACGTCACCTGGTCTCACGCGCTGCGCCTTATCACCTATGCGGCACTCGCACGTCTTCACACCGAGTTCCACCTTCCGCCACATGCGAGGCTCCATTCGGAATTCGTGCGTTTTGCTCACGCCGCCTCCCTCCCCTTGACGTAGCCCGCCACAAACGCTTGCGCCTCACCCTCCGTGCCCGCGAGCCTTATCGCCTTGACCAGACCGAGGACCTCACCTACCGTCAGGGACAGGCGCTGCTCCTCTATCGGCGGCCTGTAATCCTCCGGCGCCGGTCTCGGGTCGCCGAGAAAGTCAGGCGTGCCCTGCGGGTTTTCCTCGCTCAAGGTCCGCTCCTCCCCGGTATGGCATATCTTTGTTCCCACTTCGCTCATATCGACTGCACCGCCCCCAGCACGTTGTTCGCATAGTTGGTGGCTCTGCCGCCAGGATCACTTGAGTCGTACCAGATGAAAGCTATCGACCAAACATCACCGTTGCGCCCATACTCAGTGATCCTGCGGAAGTAGTACCGCACCGCGTCTTCCCAGGAACCGAAGTTCATACCGAGAGCACCGAAGGGGTTGTAAGAACCGCAGCAGACCCGGCCTCCGCTCGACTCCTCGTTCGCCGTCACGGGGCAAAGACGGCAGTCGTTGCCCGTTTGTTCTCCAAGCTCGACCATCAATGGAGCAAGGTCTATGAGCCCCTGGACATGGTGGTGTCCGGACATGTACGCCCTGAGGCGATCGACCATCTCTTGCCGCTGCCGCTGTTTCTCGTTCTCCACCACCATGTCAAAGATCCACTTGCGGTTCAGGATAGCGTCTCTCGCGGCTCCTCCGACGGGCGCTTCGGGAGCGGCGGGCGGCTGGAACTGGTTTCCCTCCTCTTGGGTAGCTGCTTCACCGCTCCCTTCCGCGCCTGGCCCCGGTACTCTGGCCTCGACCGGGACCTCGATATGGGGGAGGCGGAGGACGGGAACATGGCTGACGCTTGCTCGCGGAGATGGCGTTCCCTTTATGTCCCCCGCCGTACCGGATAGGATTACGACTGCGAGTGCTGATGCGAGGGGCACTGCGATGACCATGCCAATGATCCGCACCCCTAATCGGCGCTCGCTCTGTTTTCGTTTTCTCACGGACCACCTCCGTATCTCGCCTTGACGTCCTCCCACAGCTTGTCCAGGAAGCTGAAATGCTCGCGGTATCGCTTGAGGAGGCGCTTGCTGTAGCGCAGATCCATCTCGGCGTAGACCCTCAGCCTGTGCTCGTGCCAGTACATGAGGCTGCTCGAGATGGCGATTGCGCCGAGGATGATCATGGGGACTACGATTTCACCGGTCATGTTTTTACCTCTCCCTTCCTCCGCCACTTACCTTTGAGCCGGGTGAGCTTTCCATCCGCCAGTAAGTGGTCAAACTCTTTGCGCGAGATCCACTGTTCGCCGATTCGAACCATCGGGTTTCCGTAGGAATCGAGCGGTGCATCGCCGGTAGGAGCGCCAAACTCCGCTCGATCTCCGCCGTTGCCGCGATCTTCTCGCCAGCGGGTCTCCTGCTTGCACCAGTTTCTAAGCGTTGAGTGGAGGTTGCTGTAGTGCTTGTCCGGTTTCTCCTGGTATGTCCGGAGGTCCTCGATGACCTTCTCAACCAGGTCCTCCGGGTAGTCAGCCAGGAGGCGAGGGAAGAACTCCGCGTCCTCTTCCTCGCTAAAGGCCCATCCCTTGATCTCCCTGGCCTTGGAGATGAGTTTTTCCACAATGGGGGTGGTGGGTGTTGTCGCGCGCGCGCGCGTTTCCCCTTCCCCTTCTCTTAAGTTCTCTTCTCTTCTCTTCTCTTCTCTTAGGGCTCCGTTGTCTTCCAGTGTCTTCCAATGGAATCCAGCCGGCTCCTTACATGTTATCTGCGGGGTCCGGTCCTTCTTGAGTACCTGGAACTCGAGAAAGTTCGCATACTCCATGCATCTTGTCTTCTCGCAAGAGCAGAGACCCACCATGGCGGCCTCGTACATCTCCTGGATGCAGCTCTCGATGTCCTCGAGAGGCACCTGCTGGCCTTGTTTGCCGAGTGGTAGGATGTCCGCCCGGAAATCCTCTGGGTCCGCAGTAATACGTCCTGCATCATCGAGATAGGGTATAGCTCTGTAGTAGAGAGCTTCGGTCTGGTAAGACACCAGGGAGAGCTTCTTTGAGCGGCTGGCTCGCCTGGACAGCATGCGCTTCTCAGCCATGCCGCCTCCCCATGAAATCGGAGTCCCGCCCGGGTGGTATTCTTGAAGCACCTCTAAATATCCGTGAAAGGAGGTGGAGAGAATGCCGAAGACGGGTGAGAAGCCGGGCAGAGGAACGTATCAGTGCACCAACGACGGGCAACTCGTGGTCCTTGACGATGACACTGACACCCTCCCCCCTTGTCCCAGATGCAACGGAACGGAGTTCGTGCGCGTATGAGGCTATAGCTTCCTCGCTGTAGCCGTAGAGCTTGCCCCAGTACCAGGCCTCCACCACAGGGTCTTCAAACGCTGGGGCATTCTCTATGACATGCTTCAGGTGTGGCTTGGAATAGAAATGGACCTCGAAGTTGTCGGTCCTCTCGTATCTCTTTGTCGAGGCGAGCAGACCGCGCTCTCTGATTATCGCGAGGACCTCCGCCAGGTCAGCAACCGAAACGGTATCGCTCGAGGCCGGCTTAGCGCCGAGCCTTACGGGGTGTATCATCGCCTCCAAGTGAACTCGATCTATATCCCGCATGTCCGCAGTAGGCCTTTCCACTACCGCCTCCCCGCTTCCACCACGAAAGCCACGCCTGCTCGCCCGTGCGCTCGAAACAGGCTCAAGGGCAGCGACCTCCTCTTCCGCCTCTTCCCCTCGATCGCCGGCACCGCAGAAAGAAACTCCACCGTCGCCGTGCGTGAAGTGGAGCCGATAACGCGGCCTATGTAGTAGCGCCCCTGGTGCCGGACGCTAACGATGTCACCGAGGGTCATGTCGCCTCCTGACACTTCTCACAGTTGATCGCCCTCTTGGTTCGCTTGTAGGCCGAGTAAGGGACCAGACTCTTGGTGCAGCGCAGCCTGTAGCCGCCCTTCGCTCTCTCGCGTGTTCCGTGATGGACGGGCCCACCGTCACGACGCTGCACCCTCATGTCACCACCTCGAACAGCGTAGGCTCGCCGAAGTACCGCTCCATGCCTCGCGTGATAGCCGCGGCGATCGCGTAGTTGTCGGCTGCCACCTCTCTCCTCTGCCTGGTGCAATGGTCGAATTCATCGTCATCCCAGCCGGTCGGCCAGGAGTAGCCCTCGGTGTATGTCGAGAGGACCGGCTCCATCATCTCCAGGCGGGCGAAGCGCACCACGCTCCTGAGGTCCCGGTCGCTTTCGAGGCCCAGGTAGCGGACCAGGTCCTCGGCGCTCGCGGACTTCCCCACGTACTCGTTCTTGAGCTTGCGCACCAACCTCTCGGCGTAAGGCCGCCACTTCTCGGGCACCTGCTTCAATTCCCTCTTGCCTCCTCGAACTTGCGCTCGCCTGCCTCGACAGCGGCGTCGCCCGCGTCGTAGTAGTCGGGGCAGTCGTCACAGTCAGGCACGTCGTGTATCTTGCAGTCGTCTTCTGGCGGGTCCAGGTGTGTGGCGGGGGTGTATCGGTAGTGGACGCAGGTCATGCCGCCACCCCTGCAGAGATCAGGTCCTGGGCGAGCTCGAGACGGTCATGCAACTTCTCGAGGCGGTCCTTGTCGTGCCGGCGCCATTCCTTGCCGGCCGTCATCTGCAGGAGCTCCACGTCAGCGCGAGCGCGGACGAGGACCTCGCGCAGCTGCACATCGAGAGGTTGGTCAGAGAGGCCGGGGCAGATGTCGTCAGCTGTCATCGCACCATCGCCTCCTCCCGCACCTGCTCGAACTCTCCATCGACCAAGCGGTAAACAGCGACGCCCTCAATGCCGGGGTCGGTCACCGCTGCGGGATCGCCTGTCGAGAGCACGATGATGGTGTCGTAGTCGTCACGGATCGCGAGTAGGGTTTCGGTGAGGAGCATTCGGTTGTGCGGGTCCAGGATGTCGGCGTTGTCGATGACCATCATCCGGAGCCCTGAGAGGCGTGAGATGGCGTCCTGGAGGATTATGCCTATCCGCATCCGCTCCGAGGAAGACAAGCGTTTCAGGTCGCTCTCGACGTCGTCGTGGGTGACGACGATGTTGAAGTCGGGCTCCATTGAAAGGGTCAACTGATAGCGGCCGCCAGTGAGCTGTTGAAGGCGCTCGTTCGCGAGCTCTTCGAGCGGGCCGATGGTCTCGCCCAGGAGGCGGCAGGGGATGCCCTTGGGGCCGGTGAGCTCCACCAGGATCTCGAGGACCTCGACCTCTAGCTTGAGCGTCTCCCGCAGGGTGGCCTCCTTCTCGACGGCCTCCCGGGCGCCCTCTGCCTTGATGATTTCGTTGAGAGCTTCCTGGCGCTCTGCAATCCGGGTCTCGAGGTCGGCGATCTCGGCTTTGGCAGCTGCAGGGTCGATGTGCACAGGCAAACTGTCCAGCTCCTTCTGCCGCTGTGAGATCATCCCCTCGAGGGTCGGGCGGTCCGGGGCACTCGCCATGACCAGGAGCTCTTTGAGGCGCGGCTCCAAAAGGTCCATTGCATCCTGTGCGGCGATCGCCAGCTTGCCAAATTCTTCCGTCTGAGCTTTGATATCATCCAGGAGTGCTTGGCGCTTGGGCTTCGTCAGCGGACAGGTGATGACACCGGGTGCAATCGGACACGATCTGCTTGCGCCAGCGGTAGCAAGTGCCTCCTTGGCGCTCTCGAGCTCTTCAACCTTTGCGCTTGCCGAATCCAATTCCCGGCCGAGCGTGGCGGTCTCTTCCTGCACAGTCTCCAGCTGGGCCTGCGCCTTCTTCGTGTCGGCTGCGGTCTCTAACTGCTCCCGGAGTTTCGCGATTTCGTCTTCGAGCCTTCCGCCCCGGGCCTCCGCCTCCGCCGCCTGGTCCCGCCGCTTCTTTACCTCGTAGAGCACTTCCTCGAGGCCCTCGACCTCGCCGAGCAACTTCTCCTTGTCCGGAGCGTCCGGCACCAGGGAGAGCTTCGGCTGCTCACCCAGGTCCCTCAACTGACGCTTGAAGTTGCGGCGGAGCTCGTAGAAGTGCTTGTGGAGGTTGGCCCAGGTTTGGCCTGTGCCGTCGAAGAGTTTGTCTGGAACGGCGTTGAGATGTCGCTCCATCGCTTCAGCTTGCGTCTGCATGGTGGTAGCTGTTCCTGCCTCCAGCATTATCTGGTCGATGATGTTGGCGCGGTCGAACTTGAGCCCAAGCAGCCCGAACAGCAGCGACTTCTGCTCCGCCGGCGAGAGGTCGAGGAAAGCGTGAGTGTTGAGCGCCGCGGTGACAGCGCCGTCTGAAGCGCCGAGGATCTCATATAGGTACTCCTGGAGCTCCTTCTGACCGCCCTCGGCACCTTCGATCGAGAGACCGCCGGGGATGCTGCGTGATACGACACGGGTGTCGGGCCCGATCTTCAGGCCGACACCTGCTTCCTTCTCCCCCGTCCTGACCATCGCCTCGGCGCCGCGGCCGGCACGGTCGGTTCTATCGCAGTGCCCCGTGAGACAGAAGGCAAGCGCGTCGACGATGGTTGTCTTGCCGGCAGCGTTCTCGCCGACGATGATGCTGATGGTCTCCGAGAGGCCGAGGGTGCATGCCTTGTAGCTGGTGAAATCCTTGAGGGCTATAGCATGGATCTTCATGAGGCGTCACCGCCTTTCCTGATTCCGAACTTGCTCGAGCTGTTGTCGATGGAGATCTCCGCGAGGTCTGCTGCAAGCGCTTCGTCCTTGCCGGCAATCTTCTTCACCCCCGTGGTGTCGGGGCGTAGGTAGGCGAACGGGTCGTAACCCCTTTCCTCGAGCACCGCCATGAGGTCGAGGGTCTTGTAACTGGCAGAGTGGCTGGTGTGGTAGCCAACGAGCATGCCGTTGCGGGCGATAGGCCCCTCGCGAGTGGTGTAAGGCTTAAGCAGAGCCTGGATCTCTTTGTCGCGGGCCTTGAGCACAATGAGTTCGTCGGCCAGGGCTTCGGCGTCCTCGCGGCTGGAGATAGCTTCGATGCCGGTTGTAAGTGCGGGGCAGTCGCGCTTGCCTGCACACCAGTCGCAGGAGCCGCCCGGGCGTGCTTCGAGTGTCTCGTCGTTTTCGATCTGCTCAATGCGCCGCAGGAGCTCACTGACTATCTCAGTGAGATCCTCGCGGTTGTAGGTGACGCTCCTGGTTACTCCCAGGCGCACGAAGTCCATCTCGCAGAGGAACCGATCGGCCTCCGGGAACAGAGATGAAGTGAGCAGGGCGTAGCCTTTCATCTGCAGGTTGTTCTCAACCTCAACTTGCGAGAGCGTGCGCCAGAAGGTCTTGTAGTCGGTAATCACGACGTCGAGGTCCCGGCTCTCCGCCAAGTCGATAACCCCTGAAAAGATGATGCTGTCGCTCAAGGGGATCTCGTGCTTCTTCTCGACTAGGTAGGTGCCCTCCGGGAACATGTGCGAGGTTGCGAAGGTCTCGAGAATCTCCCGTGCCTCGGCGCTGATCCCAAGCGAACGGATGAAGTCAAGGTCGGTCTGAAGGCCGTTTGCGACCAGGTGCTTGACGTACTCGGCCACGCAGTCGTGGACCTCGCTGCCTCGGCGTGCCTCCGGGGTGGAGGCCTGCGGCCGCTTCTCGACGTATTCCACCTGGTAGCGTCGGGGGCAGCTCTCGTAAGTGTGGAGCTTGGTATAGCTATAGCGCAAGCGTCTCACCAGCCTTTCTCAATGCACCGTGTAGCCTGCTGTGTTCTGAGTTGCTCATGACAACCAGGTTCTCAATCCGGTCGTCATGCTTGTCGCCGTTGATGTGGTGGACCACCTCGTCGCGCTCGAGCTTCCTGCCCAGGTGTTCCTCCATAACCTTCCGGGCCCGGCAGGTGAAAATGCCGTCGCCCCTGTTGACCATGAAGCGGTCGTGAACCTTGTTGTAGACAGCGCCGCCCTTGTACCTGCCGTTGGAAGCACCTCGGTTCTTCCCCCGCGACTGATGTCCGTTGATATAGCGCATCGGCTCACCCTTCTTCTGGCCGATGGCTTTTCTCGTGCAGGGTGCGGGTGGAGTCTTCTGCCCGCAGCCGCATTGGCAATATCCTTTTGCGATCGCCATTAGTAACTGAAGCCCCCTTTCACCTGGGAAGTCGCTGTTGCAGGCTTCTGGTCCAGCTTTGAGGTTGGCCTGTTCCCCGCAAGACTCCCTTCCACCAAAGCGCTCAGATAGCCGAGCAGCTCGTCAGGTTGGCCTTCGTATCTCTTGAGAAGCTCAAGCTGTTCCTCGGTAGAGCGCTGGGCGATTTCGAAGCCAGTGGTTATCTCAGCTCGCAGCTCATCGGGGACCTTCGCGAGCAACTCGGCCAAAGAATCCGTAGCCTGCGGGACCTCTATCACTTTGCCAGCGGGAAGCGCCGCTGCATCTCTTTGAACGGACCTGGGATATTGGTCGTCTGCGCAAGCATCACTGGCCGGCTCGAGCTCGAGGGGCCTCCCCTCTCCCAGCTGCAGGCGCTTCACGTCCAGAAGACTCGCGGCGACGTCCAGGCGGATGCAGTGGTGGGTCTGGTTGTGCTGCTTGCCATCATCGTCGGTATAGCTCATCTGGTAGGGCTCTCGGAACAGCTTGAGCGGGATGGCGTCGATACGCTCGAAGAGGTCCTGGAGGGTCTCGATGATAGCCAAGCAGTTCTCGATCGAGCGCCAGGAGCTCGTGACGATATCGTAGGCGCACAAACCCGGCACCAGGTAGCAGACGAAGGTGAGGACCCCCTGCCGCTTGCACTTCCCCTCGCCGACCATCTTGCAGTCCTCGCCGGCGCAGTCGATCTCGCTCGATATCTCCCGGTTGAAGGCGGTGACACCGTTGCCCCGGCACTTCCAGCCTGATCCACCGTAGGCCATGTAACCCAGGTCCAGGATGGTGCGGGCGTCGTTCACCGGGAAGATGATGTCGAGCTCCCGCAAACGCAACTCTCCTGGCGGGACTCCCAGCTGCCGCGAGTAGAACTCCTCTACGGCGGGGGCGTCGGCCAGGTTGAAGTAGTCGAGCTCGCGCGGGTACTCCTTGCCGGCCTTCGAGATGTCTTTCTCCCCGAGACGGATCCTGCCTGCCCTGGGGAGGCGCCGCGGCCTGTCGAGTGCCGCGATGCCGTAAGGTCTGTCGTTCATGGTCCCCTCCTATGCCGCCGGGTCGGGTTCCGCTACCCGACCTCTATCGCAGATGAACCTGTGCGCCGTATTGCAGGAGAAGACCGCCTTCTCGAGAGCTTCATCCGCACGGTGCATCCGCTTGTCTCGCTCCTTCTCGATGGCCTCGTCCAGCTGCTCCAGCTTCCGGGCCCGGGCAAGCAGCCTGTTGAGGCTCTTCAACAGAGGCTGGAACTCGAAGCCCTTGGCGCTAGCGAGCCTCCCTTGGGTCCGCTTGACCTCCTGGTCGACGATGGCCTGGTCGGCCTCGACCCACTTCTCGAGCTCGTCAAGCTCCTGGTGCTGAAGCTCCGCGCGCGCCTCGATGTTCCAGTCGTAGATCTCGTTCACCAGGTGTACCAGCTTCGTGTTCATTGGTGTCCCCCTTCACCGCCGCGTCCAACCGTTCATCCCCCCGAGCGAACAACTCCGCCGCCCGCTCGTATGCCTCTTGCTCCTCGGTGGGCGTCATCCGTTGACCACCTTCCGCTTTGCAAGCACGCTCTCTCGGAATCTCTTAAGCCACTTGACCCGCTCGCTACCAAGATTGTGCAGGGCGTAGTTGCTCTTGGCCCCGGGTTCCACGTCGAAGAGTGCAGCCCAAATGGTGTCGTCGCTTACGAGTAAACTGAGGTCGCGGTAAGCTTCCGTGTATTCGACCGGGCACCGTGCTGGGGATAAAGGATCCCTGAGGATGTCCACAAGTGGCCGTACTTCTCTGACGAACCTGTTGTGGCTGATTGTTTGTAGCGGTTCAGTCATCTCCATGCGTCTCCATTAGGTGTCATTTACCGTAATGGTAATTACTACTTCCCGATATGTCAAGCCTTTCTTAAGGAATTTTCCTTTTCGGCAACACGCGCTGAGTAAAATTAGGGGTGCGGGAACTCTGCTAAAGAGCAGATGAGGTGGCATGGACATAGGGGAGCGCCTGAAAAAGGCGCGAGAGGCAAGGGGTCTGAGCAAAAGCCAGGTCGCGAGGTTCGCTGGCGTTTCACCGGCAACATTGACGCGCTGGGAGAAGGGTGCAAGGAATCCCCGACCCGAGCATTTGAAACGAGTTCTCGCAGTCCTGCGGATCACGTACGAGGACCTTTGGAAAGATCATGACGAAGACTACATACGTGAGAAGATTGCCAAGGCAAACACCTCTGCCGAAGACGTCCGTGTGGTCTTAACAGCGAACCCAGACCTCACACCTTCCGAGATAGAAGTTATAATGAGGATCGTGGAGAGCAAGGAACGAGAACTGCGGGAGAAGCGGAAGAAGGGCTAGGCAATGGGCTAAGGGAGGGAACCGGGGATGAGAAAGATTCTATTGATTATTGTTGTGTTGCTTCTTGCCACACCGCTTGTTGGTTGTGGGGCAACGCAGAAGGCAGGCGAAAAGAACCAGGAAGCCGAAACCAAAACTGAGGCAACCGTAGGGCAACCTGTCAAAGCGGGCGATGTCACACTTACTGTGATGAACTGGTCTGCTTCTGCAGGTGATGATTTCAGCACACCAGAGCCAGGCAATCACTTCATCGTCGTCGACCTTGAGGTTGTCAACAACAGCATGGAACCCTACCCTTTCTCTACGATGATGGAGCTCGGCATCAGCACCCCGGAAGGTCGCAAATACGACCAGGCCGCTTACTTTCCTGAGCCCAAATATCCGGACGGTGAGATAGCAGCTGGAGAGAGGGCGCGCGGCAATGTGGCTTTTGAGGTCCCAACCTCAACAGGAACCATGTACCTTGCGTTCACCCCCATAATGGGTGAGTCTGCGAAGATAAAGCTTCAGTAGCTTGTCACCCCATATCCCAGGTAACAAAAGGCAACCTCGAGGGGATGGATGCCGGAGCCGCGTGGAGAGCAAGGAAAGGGAGCTCAAGAAGAAGCGGAAGAAGGGCTAGGCAACGCCCAGGGGAGGGGATCTCGTCTTGAGGAAAACGTACTTGCTGTTTATCGTTCTGGTTTTAGTACTCACATTGGTTGTTGGCTGTGGGACAACTACAACAGAGAAACCGAAGACTGAGAAACCCACGGCAAAGCAATCTGAGCCCACAAAGCCTGACGACACATACGTCGAACTCGAACTGACTTCGGCAAGCCGGCAGGGTAGCGACATTCTATTTGAGGGAACAACCAATCTCCCTGACGGTGCTTTGATTGCGTATGAAGTTACCAATGACAACGCTACATACTTCGTCGATGGCAACGCAACAGTGGCCGGGGGCAAGTTCCAGGGAACAGCCGCAGCCGCCCCCGAAGGTCCAATCGAAGTCTGGGTAGCATTCCAGACGATAGTTGCAGGGGCAACGCAGCCAGCTGAGATCATAGACACATATGGGGAGCTCGGGGAGAACATCACCGGAGATGTAACAAAAACCGGAGACATGACCCGAGTAGAAAAAACAATGGTGGTTGACTGAACTGTTTTTCTCATCTTTAGGGCAATAGATTTTGTTGGAGAGGGAAGTGTCTGAAGAAGAAGTCAAGAGTCCAAAGCAAGCGGCAACAGGGGGGATCGAGATGTTCAAGAAGACTGCTGTAGTTTTGCTCATCCTGCTACTCGCCATTTCTCTCACCGCCTTGATCGGCTGCGGTGAGAAGAAGGAGGCGGGCACGACCGTCGAAGAGACGTCTCCCAAGACTACTACCACCCAGACACAGGCGCAGACCTCGCCGGTTGTTCCTATCGAGACACAGCCCGTTGTCACGAGTCCGCCGCCGCCGCCGGCAGAAGTGATGGTTGTCCTCACCAGGACGGGCGAGAAATACCACAACGCAGGCTGCCAGTATGTGGTCAACAAGACTGACACAAGAACGGTGCCCCTCTCTCAGGCGAAGGCTGAGGGCTATACACCATGCAGCGTATGTGGGCCGCCGCAATAGAAGGCGCGAGTAGGCATTGGCAGGTTCTGGCATTTGGCGGATTCCGGTGGAAACCTGTGGAGGTAACGCTTGTCCTACTTGATATTTCAACTGAACGAGCCGACAATTACTACTAATACTGCCCAAGCGCCTTCGGGTTCTTGGAGCGAGGCCGCCGGCTAGGCGGCCTCTGCTATTTCTGGAGAGTGTCATGACACTGAAGTACGGAGCAACCAATTTCTATTTCGATGGATTCAATCTGTACTATGGCTGCTTGAAGAAGAACGCTGGCTGTCGCTGGTTGAACCTGGAGGCATTATGCCGGACCATGTTCCCTTCCAATCACTTGAATCGAATCCGCTATTTCACCGCGAAAGTGTTTCCTACGCCTGATGATCCCCAGAAGCCACAGCGGCAAGAAGCTTACTTGCGTGCTATTTCCACCATCGATTGCCTGTCAATCCACACGGGGTGTTTCCTTTCGAACAAAGTCCTCATGCCACTAGCTGACCCGCCACGCAAAGGCTCCAGAATGGTGGAAGTCATGAAGACAGAAGAGAAGGGCTCCGATGTTAACCTGGCAACTTACCTGCTTCTCGATGCATTCAGGAGGGACTATCGTTTTGCTGTAGTCGTCAGCAATGACTCAGATCTCACTGAGCCGATCAGGGTGGTCAGGGAAGAGCTGGGTTTCCCTGTGGGGGTATTGAATCCGTACCTGGACACAAAGAAATTGAGCCAAGAGCTGAAGAAGGTTGCGGCCTTTTACAAAAGGGTGCGAGTAGGAGTTTTGGAGGCATGCCAGTTTCCATCAACCCTGAGCGACGAAATGGGAACAATCAGTAGACCGAAGCAGTGGTCTGTCTGATCCGAGATCTATTTGTCCCACCCCCCTGCTATACTCCCCCTATCCAGGGAACTCAGGGGAACCCATGAACCGTCTCGCGCTATTCAAGTCCCGGGAGCTCCTCACCCTCACCGGGCAGCATAAACCGCCCGTCAGCGTCCACCAGGTCGCCGGCGAGCTCGGCATAGGCTTCGAGGTCCGCGACCTGCCCGACAACATCCCGGGCTTCGTGGCAAACATCGCCGGCCAGTGGTTCGCCTTCCTCAACTCCACCCACGGCCCCCGCCGCCGCCGCTTCACCCTCGCCCACGAGATAGGCCATGTCGCCCTCGGCCACTTCGGGATGGTGCATCTCTACGGCGAGAAGCAAGCCGACCAGCGAGAGGCCAACCGCTTCGCCGCTGAGCTCCTCATGCCAGTGGAGATGGTGAGGGAGGAACACGCGAAAGCGGTGGGAGCAGGGCTCTCGGTCGGAGACCTGGCCGACATCTTCCTGGTCGGGAAAAGAGCGATGGAGATTCGCCTGCGGGAGCTCGGCCTTGCCCTATAATGTCTCCATGAAACGCGCGTTCGGCTACATCCGAGTCAGCAAGGACCCGAAGCTTGAGAAGCTTTCGCCGGCGGTTCAACGACGCATGCTTCGGGAAGCCTGCTCCGCCCGCCGCTGGGAACTCAGCGAGATCTTTGAAGACATCGACGTCTCCAGCGCCAAGATGGATGCCGCCGGCACCTGGGCCGAGCTCGCCACAAAGCTGAAACCGGGGGACGTCGTCGTCACCTGGGAGTTCACCCGCATCGGCAGGAACCTCCGTCAGACCCTCGAGCGGATAGACCGGCTCCACGAACAGGGCGTAGAGCTCGTGTCCCTCGAAGGAGATCTCGACACCACCACCGCGGCGGGCAAGCTGCAGTACCAGGTGCTTCTGGTCCTCGCGGAGTTCGAGCGCAACCGCCTCGGCGAGCGGCTTCGGCACACCCATGAACAGATCGCGAGAGAGGGCCGCTGGAAGGGCGGCGGCACCCCACCGCTCGGATACAAGTACACGCCGGGGGCCAAGGTGCTCGAGGTGGAACCGGAGGAGGCCGAGATCGTCCGCGAGCTCTACCGCCTCCGCGACGCTGGCGCCAGCATCCACACACTCATCCGCGAGATGGACGCTCGAGGTGTCAAGGGCAAACGCGGCGCCCGCCTCGATTACTCCGCGATATCTCAGACGCTAAGGAACCCCACCTACATCGGCAAGCGTGTCCACAAGGGCGACATCCACGACGGGCAGCAAGAACCTATAGTCGAGCTCGAGGTGTGGGAGAGAGTGCAGGCGCGCCGGCGGACCGGGCAGCCGAACAGCGGAAGCTACCTCCTCTCCGGGTTCCTCCGCTGCGGGGTGTGCAAGTCGACGATGATCCACCAGCGGAACAGAGCCCGGAGCCTTTATGCCTGCAAGCGTGCGAGGCAGTTCCGGGACACAACGCTCATCACGATCGAGGAGCACCTGGCCGACGAGTGGGTGACGGAGGCGCTGTTCAAACGGCTGGACGGAAAGAAGCTGGGGGAGCTCAAGGAGAAGGCCAGGCGGAAGGCGCCGAAAGCTAAGGCCAAGACAGGGCAGGTGCAGGCACAGCTCGCCCGCGTGGAGGCCTCGCTCGAGCGCCTGGTATCCGACTACTACGACGCAGACCAGCCGCTTCTCACGCCGGAGCAGTTCCGGAAGAAGAACGCGGAGCTCCTGGAGAGCAAGGCCTCCCTCGAGGGGAAGCTGCGGGAGCTCAAGGACGTCGCGCAACTTAACAATATTGTTAACCTTTCGGAACGACGAGCACGGGACATCAGGGAGAGCTGGGAGGGCATGACGCTGGACGAACGGCGGGAAGTGCTGCGGCTCTTCGTCGAGTCCGTGACGGTGGCGCCGGCGAAGAAGAAGTTCGACAGGGGCAGGGTCCGCATCAACTGGCGCTGAGAGTCGCGGAGAGCCACCAGGAGCGTGGTGCCCAGGGATTCAGGGCCCAGACCCCGAACGGAAGTGGCGACCTTTCCTGTGGCCTCTTACGGCTCACGCTATCCTTTGGTACTTATCGCCTGGGCGGCGTCCGGCAAGGCAGTCAAGGGATTCTTCAGCAAAATATTCGAGAAGCTCACCAGCGGATTCTAGAGATGCCAGCCGGATCGATCTCATTGGCGCTGCTGAGCGTCTTCTGCCTGGTGGCAGTGGGGTTCGACCTCCGCCGGCATGCGGTCCCCAACTGGCTCAACGCCGTAGGACTCTGCTCGGGTCTCGTACCCGCCTACGCGCTGGGGGGCATGAAGCCCATGGCAATCAGCCTGATGGGTTCTATGCTGGGAGCTTCGCTGATGCTGCCTTTCTTCCTTTTGAGGATGGTCGGGGGCGGGGACCTGAAGTTCCTCGCGGCTTCAGGCGCGCTTGCGGGGTGGCGCCTGCTTATGCCGGCCGTCCTAATCGGGATGTTCCTTGGGGGAGCAGCTTCCGTTGTCATGCTCGCCCGGCGTGACCGCTGCCTGGAACGGATAAGGATGCGAACCCTGCTGCTGCGCCACGGATCGCTCAAGGCCGCGGCGGGAGGAGAAGGGATCTCGGGGCTGGGGGACATCGAGATGCCGTACACCCTTCCACTATCCATCGGGCTCCTGATGACCTGCGCGTCGGCGTGCTGGGGGTGAAGGCACGTTGAGACGGGTTGCTGCTTCGATGCGCATGGTCCGGTCGGGTGCGCGCGGCCAGGCATCGGTCGAGTTCATACTGGTGATCCCACTCCTGCTTATCGTCGCCGCCGCGGTAGTCCAGGTAGCCTATTCGCTCAACTGCTACCTGGGTGTGACTGCGGCGAGCCGGGAGGGCGCCAGGAAGGGCGCCGAGACTAACAGCGCGGGGGCGGCGCGGCAGGCCGCGCTCTCCGCAGCCTCGACGCTCCCGGGGGAGAGGCCCCGCGTCGAAGTGGCATTCCCCCAGGGGAGGTCGAGAGGCGACCAGGTGCGGGTGACTGTCATCTATAAGGTGCCGCTCGTCGTACCCGGGCTCAAGCAGATGCTGCCCGAGTTCAGGTTCAGACGCTCGACGAGCATGGCCCTGGAACGGGACGAGTGAGGAGAGCGCCGTGCGTCACCTACCCGCTCAGGAGGAGGGCAGCATCAGCGTCGCAGCCCTGGCATGTATCGTCATGGCGCTGATGTTATGCCTCGGCCTGGCCGACGCCGGGCTCTATCTTGCCGCCCGCTTCACAGCC